ATCGTTCAGCTCAGCCACCTCGCGCAACTCTGCCTCTGTAATTTCATCTCTTCGCATCAGCAGTCCTTTAGCTGTTCATGCAGTACGTCCAGCCGATCGATCCAGTGCCAAAAGGCTGGATAATCATGACTAGGAAACATCCGGGCCTCGATCTCATCGGCGACCTCGCTGCCAGCTACTGGGAACGGCGGGCAGATGTCGGGGTCACTGCCCGTCGCCGTCCCGCATGCGCCCAACGAGATCACGAGCATCGCGGCGAGGCCGAGCAGCAAGCTCAGCCTGACGAGCCTTCGCTCTGGCGGTGCGTTTAGAAATTTTAGACGAAACATGCGCCCTCCCTGCGAAATAAGCGCCGACCATCGGCAGCAGCTTGAGTACGCCGCCCAGTAATTTGAAAATGGCGAGCAGCGGCATTCATTCCACCGGCGCTTTATCTTTCGTCAGCGCGGCGATAGCCGCAACGACGGCGATGGCTGCGGAGATAATTATCTCTTTATTCTCTGGCGAGACGCCGATGCCGATCGCGCCGACCACTGAGAATAAGCCCATCCAAGTTGAACGCTCTTTCGCTCTTAAAATAATCCACTGCATTAGTTTTCTCCTTCATCTGTTTTGATAATCTTAGGGTCACCAATGACCCAACCCATTTCATGCTCTCTGAAGAATTTTCTTGCGGTTTCCATCGTGATCCCCCAGGCCATATGCGTGACCGGGCCGGTCGCCCAGGTCGCCGATACCTTTGACGGTATCGATTGCAGCTCGTACTGCTGCCGCGCGTCGCTCCAGCGGAAGGCGGCCCCGCCGCTGTTGCCAAAAATTATCGGGCAGGAAATCAGCGCGTAACGGCTATCCTCGCCTTTGATCTCGGCGTCGAGGAAGCCCACTTCACCCGAGGTAAGGAAGGGCGGGTTGCCGAGGCCGGCACCGACGCATTGAATGCGATCGCCCAGATAAGTGGGCGCATCTTCCGGCATGATCGCCGCGACGTACTGGACTTCGGTCTCTTTGTTTCGGGTTCTTAAAAGAGCCAGATCGCGGAGGGGGCTATAGGCCACGATGTCTGCCTTCTGACCGCGCGTGCCGATGTTCCTGCTGAGATCGTTGTACTCAAACCAGATGGCCTGGACCGTCTCGCGCCTCTCGATATCGATTTTTCCAGGCTCGTTACACTTTGGCGGCCCGCTGCACCAGAGCTTCGAGACCTTTATCGAGTTAGCGACGACGTGATGGTTGGTCAGGATATACGTGTGAACCTCGCCGTCATGCCGCTCGGAGAAGATGACCGTGCCGGAGCCCGAGCCATGCCCAGACTGAACCAGCACCACAGGGTAAATCATCTGTTCGTGCCGCACCTTGGCAGACTGGTCCGCGACTGCTGCGCCCGCTGACGCGACAATAAAAAAGGCGGCCAATGCCGCCCTGATTAGAAAGTTTTTCATAAGGGTTCCCCTACATAATAATTTACAGCTCCAACGTCGAATTGAACGCCTCGACGCCGAATACTTTTTCGCAAGCGTGACAGTCCCAACACCTGTTTTTACACTTAGACAAAATCTTGCTCAGACCTTGGCCCTTCTTGGTGTTCCAGATCGATGAAATATCTTCGGCGCTGTGTTGCTGGGTCTGTGCTAAATTTGTCCAGCCTTGCGGTGCCCATCGATCCACTAAATATGGTGAAAGACTTTTCTCATATATCTCTTGAAATGAATCTGCATACTCAAAAGCGTCAAGTAATTTGCCACTTTCCAGGTCGATTTTTCTGTTTCCCTTTTCGATGCCGGACCAGCACATTCGGCCATCGGGATCGATCCCCTGCGACTGCCCCAGCCTGCCGCTGAATTTAAACACATCTACATTTTCAGAAAATTCATCAACAATTTCTTTGGTTGCCATCGAGATATTAATGCCAAGCCGGGGCAACTGTTCTGTATATGGGGTGCGCCAGCGCACACAGGTCGTCGGAAAAGTCTGCCAATAATTTGATTCTGATTGCTGCAATGGTGCTTGCCAAAGATCATGCTCCTGTTTGAAGGGGCAGCTCGGCATACAGGACTCAGATGCTAACAGTGATGTTTCAATCTTTAGCTTTTTCGTCTCTTGGCGGATTTCTTTCAATAAATCGATGTCTCGATTCAGAGAGCGATCCAATAATATTGTCGTGTATCCCAAGGCTGCGTAGTCATAGACCTCTTGGGTAGATTTCACCAGATGGTTGACTGTGTTTTTCCAGTTCATATCTGGGAATGCTTCCTGTAAAGCCCCAGTCCTCATCAGATGAGTCGAGCTAATTGTGCAAACCCTAAGACCCCGCTCATAATATCCCCGTATAAATTCTAGCATCTGATTTATGACGTTCGCGTCAGATGCCAATTCCTTGCCCATATCCAGGGTATTTAGGGTGAGTGAAATTTCTGTGCCAAACTCATCTTGGATTTTGAATAGGTTATCTAACTGAATGGGAGATGGGCTGACTCCCATTACATCGCCATACTTCTTTTGCTCACCCTTATACTCATAATGAAATTCCCCGCCAAAAAATATGTCGCGAATTTCGTCCTTGTATTCTTTGGCTGAGTTTTTAAACAAGCGATAGAAAATATCGTCATCGGAATAGTTATCCCAATGTGGTATCGAAAATTTTCGGGTAAAATCTGGCATGTCTACTCTGAAGTCAGAACTCTATCCCGATCACCCGGATCAACAATATCGACGCGAGGGTTGTCAGCCTTCACCTTGGTTATGTGATCAACATAGACTGTCGTCCCGTCTCTCAAGTCCCGAAAGATCGCATCCAATTGATCGCCAATTGGACCGTAGGCGCTCTTCCTGTTCTCAGCCATTGTTGCGCGCTGACCTTCGGGTGACGCCAACCAAGCCGCAGACGAGTCCGTAACCGTGTTGTCCCCCGGATTGTATTGCCATCCGCTTTTAACGTCTGCATTTTCCACTGAGTGCCAAGCCAAGTTTGGATGAACTTCAAAAGTGGCGTCGGCGACTTGCTCGACCCTGTTCGTTGCAACTGTAACTAAAATATGCGGCATTCTAAAAACTCCTACCTATTCGTATTCCCAAACGACGACCAACCCACCAACGGAATTAGCGCCTTGTGTGTACCCGTTATAAACTCCGATGCCGCCACCGCCATACGCTAAGTGAGCAGCCGTGTTAGTCCCGAAGGTGGCACTACGCCCTTGCTGACCACCGCCAAAGTACGACGAGCCGCCCGAACTTGAAGCAGCACCATCGTGGTAGCCGCCGCCGCCGCCGTATGTGTTGATATCGCCACCAGTGCCAACTCCACCCAGTCCTCCGAAAGCACCTGCTCCACCTTTAAACCCACCCGTGGCTGATAGGTGCGTTCCAAACGAAGAGGAGTTGCCAGCGGTATTCCCGGCAACAGCCGCCGCTACCGTCACGGTGACACTAGAGATAGAGGAAACGTCGATAAACTTCTCAGAATATCCACCTGCGCCGCCGCCATATCCAGAGTGATTCCCGGCAGCACCACCGGCAACCAATTGGACTCGGACGCTACCGATATCGGTAGGTTTCGTCCAAGTCCCACTACTAGTGAAAACTTGAACCGATTTCAGCCCACCCCCGCCAGCAGCGGCTTGAAATGTAGGCGCAGAACCAGCGCCATTCGAAGTGAGTACATGAGTAGCTGTTCCAACAGCCACTGTCGTGGCAGTTGCGTCGGCGGCCCAGGTAATTAGCTCGCCATCGGTCCCTGCGCGCAGAGCAGAGACAGGGACACCTGCGGTTCCACCAACTTTAAAGCCAGCTTCGAGATTAGGAACACCAGTTCCAGACCCCTGTATCGTCAAATCGCCATCGGTTGATTTTGATTGTATTACGTCAGTATTTAATGTTGAAGTCATTTAACTAGGCTCCTCTGGCCACGTTGGATTGGAGGGATCAGCCGTTGTTGCTGGAAGATCACGTAATGCTTGACGATAGATAGACCAAGCTGTCTTTGTAGCGGCATCCATCGCATCCCAACGATCAGGGAGAACATCCAGGTCTGAAGCAACTAAAATGGACTCTCGTTCATTTCGTAGGGCTGTCATACCCGCTGCCAATACAGTCGCGTCTTTAGCAGTTTGATTAAATGCGACAGTCTTATTAACTACGTCAACAGGGAAATGTGCTGGAGTTTGAAAGCACATCTCACCATTAACGGCGGTTGCATCATTATCCACTACAAAGGCATCTTCATAACCAGCCATTTGATGTAATTCGACAATTCTTGCATCAGCCTCTTCCCGTGTCTCGAAAACGTCGCACTTGCAGATGAAACCATTCTCATCGACTTTGTTAACCGTTGTAAAACTAGGCATGTGAAATCCCCCACACTGTGAAACGTCCAGATACGATGTTTCCAACGGTAAGTGAAACGTCTAGTCGGTCTAGTGTAATCACGCTATCGAACTGCGCGGCGTATTGCCCGCCTTGAACATACCCTTGACTTTGAGTGTACATGTAGCTTCCTGACACGATAGGTCTGGCAGAACCATCCCCCGGCCGATGCAAAAACAGCATAGCACCAAGGCCTTCTCCCGTGGCGTTACCTAAGTCATTAGAAAAATTCATTCCATTTATCCCTTGGTCAGCGGCACCACTATAACCAACGCCACTGCTCATGGTTTGCGATCTGTGATAACGATAGGTAATGCCAGTCTCCATTCCCCCACTATCTCCTACCCTCATCCTGACCGTAGAACCATCAGTAGGGCACTTAATATCACTGAGCGCACAAGCGTAAGTATCGTATGTACTATCTAGTCCAGTGACCGTTAGGGTTGCACTGTCAGCGGCGACCGCTGTTCCTATTTTCGTCCAAGCACCACCAGCCGCAGCAGCCTGAAAAGTTGGTGCGGCCCCAGCGCCATTCGATGTTAAAACATGAGTAGCCGTACCGACAGCCACGGCTGCTGGATCGCCGCTCGCATCCCAAGTTATAAGCTCCCCGTCAGTCCCGGCGGCGAGTTTGGCTAGAGTAACATTGTCATTAAGTATTTTGGCGGTTGTGATGGCATCGTCTCTAATGGATGCCGTTGGAACACCCGCAACAGACCCTACTTTAAATCCAGCGCCGAGATCAGGAACCCCGGTCCCTTTTCCATCGAGCGAGAGGTCCGTGTTGACTCCGGATGCGGCTGTGACGGCATCAGCTTCGATTGTACTCATAATTTTATATCCCTCATATGATCGTCACGTTGCCACTCACGGTAAGCGTGACCCCGCTAGCTATTGTCAGTGGCCCCGCCGCACTCGCATTCTCGGCGGCTAAAATTTCTGTCGATGTATTTAATTCGGCTTCATTGATACGGAAAATATCGCCAGCACTTGATCCAACTGCTCCGTTGTCGCCCTTAAAATATCCAGCACCGCCTCCTATTGATCCCCAGGCGGGGCTTGCACCGGAGTAGCCCTCAAACTCATTGGTCGTGGAGTTGTAGCGAAAGTACCCAACAGCCGGAGCGCCATCACGCTGCCCAGTCGTGCCGCTTGGCGTGACACCCGATCCGGTGGCGGCTGTTCTCTCCACCACCGAGGCCGACGAGAGTGCTGCGGCAATCCACGCACTGCCGGTGTAGACGTGCATTACATTAGTGGATGTATTGAAATACAGATCACCAGCGGTCAGGGCCGCCCCGTCATTATCAACTGTTGGCGCTGAACTCTTCGCGCCGAGGTAGGTGTCATCGAAAGCATCGGCGCTGGCGGCGGCGGCTGCCGCACTCGCTGCCGATTCCGTCGCCGATGTAGACGCGTTACTGGCCTGGGTCGATGCCGTCGATGCCGACGATGCCGATGCGGTGGCTGAACTCGCGCCGGCAGTGGCTGAACTCGCGCCGGCAGTGGCAGAGGTCGCCGCTGCGGCGGCGCTTGTTGCGGCCGCAGCGGCACTTGTTCCCGCAGCGGCCGCATCCACGATGAGTGTCCACTTTGCA